TCTGGACGCGCTGTATGGCCGGTGAAGAGGCTGCTTGGAAGCTGATGGACAGGTACTGCAAACAGGACGTAAAGCTCACTGAGGACTTGTACAACGTCCTACGGCCTTGGATTCCGAACCACCCACACATGGGTGTCTGGATGGATAAGAACTGGGTGTGCTCGAACTGTGGCACTGACATTGACCCTGAGAAGCCAAGTGACAAACTGGCAGTCGCACAGGTAACGGGATACAACCTCTACCAGTGTGCGTGTGGGCACTGGCTACGGGGAACTACCATTCAGACCGAGAAGATCAAAACGCGGAGTGCAAGATGAGCGAATACGAAGCCTTGCAGTGGGACGGTCTGAACACCTACGAGCTAATGCAGTTCGTGCCGGGAGTGATGCTCAAAGCCCAGCTAAAGGGCGAACCGCAGACCCTGACAGTTCCTAACAGCAACCGACAGATGTACCCCGGAGACTGGCTCATAAAGCCTGCTGAAGGCGAACCGTTCTCCCTAACCCCAACCGAGTATGAGGAAGTGTCCAAGTGATTGCATTGTTCCGATTGTCCGCTATTTCCGAACTGGGTGTGCGAACCCCTATTACCGAGTGGTCAGATGACATTGACGGCTTGCTGGAGAACGTGCAGCACGCCAACCGAGAGGACTTGCGTGTAGAGCGCATTGTCGGTGAGCGAGAGCTTGCAGAGGTTCCTGAAGAGGTCTGGGAGGAAGTAGACAGCAAGAATGAAGACACTGATCCGATTGGTGAATAAGTTGGATGATTACCTAAAGGGTCAAGGTTCCCCGTTCTGGACTGTAGGACTTGTTCTTCTCGTAGTTGCAACTCTACTAGGGGTACTCCTGATTGGCGGACTGGCTCTCTGGGGGTTGCTCAGCCTCATTGGATTGAGCGTAACCTACTGGGGATGCACTCTAGCCCTGTTGTGCATCTACGTTCTACTGAAGCTGTTAGACTTGATTTCAAAGTAAATAGGTAAAGCCCCTACTCATTTAGAGTAGGGGCTTTGTTGTGTCCTAGGAGAGGCGCTTAGCCAATTCGATCAGCTTCTCAATGTCTGGGTACTCGTGGTCAACGTAGTCCCACGCTTCCCGTAGAGCGTCTACCGACACCGTTTCAGGCTTAGTCTCAGTCGATGCGAACTCTTCCCGATCCCAGCCACCAATGTCTTCCCCGTCTACTTCCTGAGTGTCAGGCTTGACCGGAGGAAGCACACCAAACTCTTCCTCGATACCGTAAAATGTACGAGTAGACTTGAAAGCAAGACTACCCGGCACACTTACGTAGTCAAACTTCACTCGCCCAGCCTCAAAGTCAAACTCAGTAGGCGTGTAGAAAAAGCCGTTACTCGTGCTCTGGTACGTCTTGCCAAGTTCCATGTGCCTAGCTGACTTATCTTCTTCAACCCAAGGCACAAGGAACTCTGGTAGGAGGTACAAACCTACATAGCTCTCCGCATGGAACACATGCACGTCTCCATCAGAATCCACTTTCTGATCCACCTCGAACACAGTTAGGTAATCCAGACCCGCAGATGCTAGACGCTCCTTGACCTTGTTAGGAGAGGGGAAAGAGTATCCCGGAGAGCCGTGGGCAGTCTCAAGCAGTCGCACCTTGTCTCCGACCTTGAACTCAACCCTTGGTTCAACCTTACGGAAGCCTGAGTGAGTGTCTACCTTTGCTATGGTGATGATGAAGTAGTTCTTGCCACTATCCAAGTAGTAAAAGCTCTGACCCTCTAATTCAACCACCGTGAACTTATCTCCCTTAGAGAACCTTGCACCTTCCAGCTCAAAGTCTTCGGTGATTTCTAGAACGTCGCCTACGTTGTACTTAGCCACGGTGTGACCCTTTCGTTTGTCGGTTGCTTACATGTACTACTTTACACAGTGCGTAGAGACAAGTCAACCCCTGAACCTAAGAAAGGTTCAGGGGTTGAGATTTAGTAAGGATTAGCGTAATCTACACCGGCTTGATAGGCGTGAATGGCGATACTTGCCACGGTGGATTCAAGCAATTGACCTAGCCCGTGTTGCTGAAGCACTTCTACACACTTGTCAATGTAGAGCTGTTCAGTGGAGTTCAGTTCATAGTTCACTTGCCAGCCTCCAAACGGTCAACTTCCCATTCGAGTAGCTGAATAGCCTTTTTCAAGTCTTGTACTGGCAAGCCCTTGACAACACCATCCAAGCGTGTCGCACGAGCAATGTACTGCACAGCCTGTCCACCAAAGCTGGTGAGGTGTGCAGAAATGTGTCGCACTTCTACTCGGTTAGGGAACTGGTACGCATTTGGCGACAGTTGGTTGTTTTCCTCAGAATCTTCTTCCTCTAACAGTAACCAACTATCTAGGAAAGAGTCTGTAGACCATTCCCCTGTAGGCTCTTCCAAACCGGGCTTGTAGAGTACCCAGTGGTCAGAGACATGCGTAACCTCCACAATGTGCCCCTCATACCCCCCATGCAACAACACGTACTTCTGTCCTACTTTGATTTCAGCCATTGCTGATACTCCTCCAGAGTTGTTTGGTTTTTGCTTACAACATTATAGTACAGTGCTAAACTCACTGCGTCAACCTTGTGACCTTCTTCAACGAGGTGCCCCGCTTCAAGCACAAGGTACTTTGCCCACTCACGCTTGATTAGGCTCTTGTGTGCTGACGGAGCGACAGGCACTAGCATATCAGGCTCTACAGTCGCTCGAATGGCTCCAATGAGCTTCACAGGGTCTAGGCTGAACGGTACACCGTAGCGAGGTATGAAGTCCTCATAGACCACCTTATCCAAGTCGTAGCGTACCAAGTAGTCCTGAATCGCTTGTCCCATAGCCCATTCAGTCCACAGCACCTGACGCGCTTCAAGCAGCTCCAGCTTACCGTTATCAGTGCTCAGCACAGCCAAGCCAGTACCCGCATGGGCTTTCTCGCTCTTGCGGGTCTGACCTCCTGCGTCAATGGATAGCGTAATCATTTATATATCTTCCTTGTCTACTTCAACGTGTGTAAAGTGTTCTGATCTAAGCTCCTTAGCCAAGACTAAAGCTAACTCTAAACTTTCTGTAGGGGGTTTGTAGTACTCTACACCATTTTTCTTGAGCCTAGGCAAATACTTACCATTAGGTAACAGCCTAATGTTCCTGTAGCCGGACTTGCTTTTTCGTTCGACAGTAAGATTTTCACCGTTTTGTGCGTAAGTAATGGGTCGCAGATGTTCAGGATTCACACAGTGCCTTGGGCAACCAAGATGGGCGTACTTATGATCTATGACCTTTCCCACAGGGATTGCACCTACGAATAGTTCATACGACGCTCTATGTGCTCCTATAGTCCGCTGCTGTAAAAGGCTATAGAACGAACCATACCCTTTATTGTTAAGAGTGCCTTTCCATAACCAGCAACCAAATGAGTTCTTGTCTACCATCCTAGACAGGCTCTCACCAGTTCCCAGCAACTCTTTAGGAAAACGTAACACGTTCGACTCTAGGGAGCCGTTCAGAGAGACCCTCTGACTGTGCATCGAACATAGCCACATGGTTTTTACTGGGCGAGTACAGCACTCTACGAAGCACTCACAACCTGCCCACTTACGGTAGCCTGCATTAGACATATAACCTCACCTTTTCCCATTGCTCTTCTGATAAGTTGTTTCGCATTGCGTTCAGACTGACAAAGCCTGCCCTCTGCCACAGTTCATCAATGTCTGCTACTCCAAAGCTGAGCAGTTCCATGCAGTCTTCAACCGCATTGTCCAGCTGTTCTTGCTTAGACGTACCGTACAGGGTACCCCTACAAAGCTTGCCGTAGTGTAACACACACAAGTCCTTAGCCTTATGTGGCCTCTCACACCCCTCAAATGTGCACACCTTAGCTACCGGGCTAGGTAGGCCGTAGCGTTCCTGTAAGGGCGTTAGTTCCTTGCCCCTATTGAGCTGGGACAAGTGCCCTGCGCAGAAACCCCTACCCTTGTGTGGCTTATCGCATCCAGCAAAGGTACAGTAAGCTGGCTTACCTTCATAGACGGGCACACCCCGCAGAGATTGCTTGTAGTGCTTGTAGCAAAGCATTTTGGATCGCATCGGTTCTACGCATCTATAGACACTACACCCTCGCTTAGTGGTCTTAGGGATAGTGAAGATAACCCCCTGAGCTACCGCCCTCTGGTAATGTTTTACACAAAATTCTTGGCTCTTGGCCTCAAGGTTGCAGCTCGAATCTTTGCACAGCTTCTTCATTTTTTACCCTTTCTCAAAGGTTGCGTTGAGTGATGCCAATGAGGGCAGATGTTGCATTTGTACACTCGGTAACTTAGCCCTTTCCCGTATGAGCGACCGTTCAAGCGGTTGTTCGGCCCCTTAGCGTGAGACTTCTCGGTGAGGGTCTTAGCTACCTGCTCAGCGATTTCCTTGGACTTGAATACCGTCTTGCCTAAGCACTGTGACATTTAGAACACATCCCGGTGTGCGACACAACCGTTTGGCAGGTCAGACAGGTTCTCACAGCGTTCCTCATAGGCTCCGTGAGCGTTGACAATGGCCTGAGTGTGCGTGCAGTAGAACTCAGCTACATCCCACTGTCCATCTTTGCCCTGCTCGTAGATGGTGAACTCTACGTCCCCTACTTCAAGCTCTTCAACGAACGCTTCCAACTCCCAGTCGTTGTTGCAGATTGCAAGTACCGAACGAGTGTCGTTGCATAGGATCATGTGTTTCATTTCTAACTCCTTATAAAGAAAAGCACCCCTTGTGCTGTAGTAACTACAATACACAAGAGGTGCTTAGGTTGTCAACTATACTTCAGATAGGTTCTGCCCAATGCCCCAGTCGGCTACGAATGCCACCTGATCGCCGTACAGACGCTTGCCTGCAAGCTGAATGTCCTCCACAATCAACTCTCCTACCGCCTGAGCGTTCTCGGCTGACACACTGCAATACTCAGCATCGTGAATGGTACTGATAAGCCTTGCCCCGTACTGCTCTAGTTTAGGCTCAGTCTGCAAGGTTGCATCCAACAGCAAGTCGTTACCTGTGCTCTGAGAAATGAAGCTCATGGCTGAGTTGATAACGTTCTGCTGATTACGTCGAGTCACTAGCTCATGCTGGAAGCGTCGCCCAAACTTGTTGATGATTGGCTCACCTGCAACAGCCTTTTGCATGATGCCTGAGCGCCACTGGTCAAACTCAGACCCCGGACGGATGAATGCGTTAGACAGCTTGGTAGCCTCATGCACAGGTACTCCTAGAGCCTCTGCAATGGCCTTGTCGCCACGGTTGAAGCTCTTACCATAGATGACACCCTTGATACGTGCACGCAAGTTAGCGTAGTCTCCCGGCTCATCTCGCTTGTACTGTACTGGGTCTAGGTCAGGGTAAGCCTGCTGAATCACAAGGTCAAAGAAGTCCCCAGCTTCAGGTTGGAACGCTGCGATTAGCCAAGGGTCTTGCGACTCAAGAGCCATGATACGTAGCTCCATCTGGCTAGCATCTGCACCAACCATGACGTGCCCCTCATCAGGCAACACCATTTTCTTGATCTTCTTGTCTCGTGGGATAGTGAGCAAGCTCGGCCCACCGCCTCCAATGCGCCCTGTGATGGACGCATGGAGCTTGAACGTAGGGAACCCTCGCCCATCTACCAACTTGTCCAAGTAGCCCGTTACGTAGGTACCGTTCTGCTTGTTGTTATCCCGTAGCTTGCTAATCAGACCTGCAACTTCGTTACCCTCCTGTGCCAGCTCTTTGAGCGTGTTTGCGTCCGTAGAAGCCAGCTTGTAGCCCTGCTCAGCAAAGTATTCCTTGAGTTGCTTAGGCGAGCGTGGGTTGAGCGGGAAGCCAACTAGCTCATGCAACTCATTCTCAAGTTGCACACCAGTAGTGGTTAGCTCAGACTGCAACTGCTCCATGTAATCTACGTCATACCGTACCCCCGGAGACTCAATCCGCTGGAACATGTGCGACAGTTCCATGAGGTGTCCGTAAGGGTTAGGCTCAAGGTCTTCAAGCTCCACCTTGAAAATCTGGTAAAGCCAGTAAGTCCAGTACACATCCATTCCTGCATACTTATACAGCATAGTGCGTGGTATGCGCTCGTAGCCTGAGCCACCGTCATAAGTCCCAGCCTCAGCATAGGCTCCATCTTCAAGCACAGTGTGCTCTGAGTAGGACTTCTTCTTGGTGTGCTCTTTGTTACCTGAGTCCCAGTCCTCAGCTCCGTAGTATTCCTTGGCTAGAGGCTTCAAGCCGTGGTCACTCGCTGCCGGATGCAAAGCGTAGTGCATGAGCATGGTGTCAGCATCTGGGTAAATGTTTGCGCAGTGTGACAGATATTTGCAGTCAAATTTGCCATTATGGAGGATAATATAAGAATCCTTGAGCAACTGGTACAAGTGCATGTCCCGAGCAATAGGGTGTTGAATCAAGTGCTCGCCAAACACGTAAGCTTTATTGCCGTCGTACACAGAGAGCGCAATGATCTGTTCCCATGCTGGCACTTGCTTATCTACTTGGCCTTTGGTCTCAATGTCAACCGCAAGCACTTTGCCTGTGAGCATTGGCTCTACTTCACTGAGTCGAATCAAGCCGTCAACTACCTCATACTCGAACTCTGGTAGCTCTGGCACACTCTCAAGCAACTTGAACGCAGTGATTAGGCGTGAGATAGCGTCACCCTTTACCATGATCTGCTTTACGGAGTAAGTCTGTACGACCCGTTCCTGTCCCCGACGCTTGTAGGCACCTAGGGACAAAACGGGAACACCCCTCGGGGGCACATAAGTGTCCTCAAGGGGTGCAAACTCGAAAGACTCTTTCACCCCTGACAGTTCCTTGGCCTTCTGCAAGATTTCTACAACCTGAGAAGTCACAACGTCTGTAGTGTGAAGTAGCACTTTCATTTATTTTTCCTCTAGCTCTTTCGTAGGTATCCCTGTAAGTTGGTGGATTGCCTGTAAGCTAGTCCCGTCTCTCAGCACAATTCCCACCAAAGGCATTGATACTCTACCCTGTGTGCGATAGTTGAGTTCAAGTAGTCGGATTGTCCTGATTGACTCTGGGTTTAGCTTACCCGCTCTCTCAGCATACTCTTCTACTCCCAAGTCTGTCAATACCTTTTTAGGCACTCGCGCAATCTGTGCCAACTGTTCAAGGCTGAACAACTTGCAGTAGCTGATCCCCTTAGCGCTACGTGCCCTGTAGTAATCATCTTCCAACACACCTAGCTCCCAGAGGCGATCAGCCTCATACAGAGCCTCAATGCGATCATCGGCTGATAGCTGTAACAATGCTTCGCCCCGCTTCGCTCTTGAGTCGGATGTAGCCTGATTCCTCCAGTGCAGTCAGCATCTCCTTGAAGTCTCGTGGCTTGTACTGTGCCTTGAACTCACGGAACAGTGCGCCGTAGCTCATCTCACCGTTACGCTTTTCAAGCAAGTCGTAAATTTCGTCCAGCTGTCGGTTCCATTCAGTCGAGCTAATCGAGTTAGCCATAGTAATCAGGTTGGAGAACCAAGCATTGCCATACTTGATTGCTGAGAGCACATGATCCAGCTCTACACGCTCCTTGCACTCGATCATTGCCAGCAGGGTAGCTACCTTGAACACGCTGATCTGCAAACGTGCTGCCGATGAGATGACCTGTTCCTTGCCCACACGAGTAGCTGCCTTGGCAAAGTCCTCCAGCAACTGCTTCATGCGCTCAAAGGCTTCAGTAGATACCTCTATGGGCTGTGTAGGTGCGTCCAGTCCGTCAGTGAACTGCTCAAAGTAAGTGCGTGCAGTGATAATCATCTGCACAATCTCAGAGAACTCTTTGTCCTCTCCGCGACCCCCAGCAGGAGCCATTGCAAAGCCCTCAGTGATTGACGGAGGGGTGTAGTCACTTGGCGGGATGACCCACACGAAACGAGTCAGGAAGCCAGAGTAGAAGTCTTCCTCGGTCAGTTGCTGTGCAATCTGATTGGTGATACCCATTGCGTAGAAGCTCAGGGCGAACTTGACAGACTTGCGACGCTTCTTGTCCGCTGAAGCACGTAGCTTGCCCTTGACCTCTCCACCGTACATGGCGGTGAAGAACCCCTTAGCACCAGACATGTAGGACTTCTGAAGCTCTTCCAAGAATCCTTGGAACTCGTCAATGTGGATCAGCCCTGAGCGGTTAGGCTTGTCCAGCACAGCCTCAGACACACCGCCAGCGGTAATGTCCGAACCCAGCTCATATGGGTAGTCCTCATCGTCACTCACAGCACGCAGAACCGAGAGCATGTGCCCCAGAACGGTAGTCTTACGGTCAACAGTAGACCGGCCACCGATGATGAACCACAGGTTCAAAGGCTCATTGCCCCAAATCAAAGGCAAGTTGCCCAAGTCAGCAAACACCGTGGAGAGCGTGTTGATCGCAGCTGCCTCTTGGAACACGCGGGAGGTGGTAGTCTTCCCAGCTGACCAACTAGCGAACTTGTCAATGAACGTAGGCTTCAGTTGCTTGTGCTCATCCTCAGTGAGGAAGTCAAACGTAGTCTCAGGAAGCTCTGGAAGCAAGTCTGCGTCCATCTCACTGAGTATGTCTACGTTGGATAGCTCCGACTGCACCCGAGCACGCACAATGTCATCCCACAGGCGCTGTTCAGGCTGGCTTACGCCGTCCTCTACCCACTTGTTCAGCGTGTGGTTGCGCAGAATCGCAAACACCTGTTCGTTGGTAGCCCCTGCCCGGAACATCTCGTGGATAGCTAGGTGGAGTACCTTGTGTCGTGAGTAGCCCTGATTGGCAAAGTAAGTGCCCTGCAAGATTTCCTGCAACTGCACAGACCAGTTGATGCCCTCCATAGCTTCTTCCTTGGTAGGAATGTCAGACATGTCAAGGGTTACTACCTCAAGCTTCTCAGGTAGCTTGTAGTGCTCTGCAAAGCTGTCCTGAGTGTAAGTCAGCCCAGTGACCTCGTAGTGAAGCTCATAGGGCACACTGTACTTGTTGTTAGACGTTCCCGGCACACGCAGGAGCTTGTTGGTTGCCCAGCCAGTGTCGTAGCCCGTTGAGTCCTTTGGGTGTGCCACAGACACCGCGTGGCTCATGCGCTCTAGCTCTACAGGGTCTGTAGTGTCCTCTACCAGCCAGTAGACGTGGCTCTTGTCTTCAGACGTGTGCACAACTACCGTAGGCTCAGCCAACAGCTCTGAGGGCTTGAACGTGTCCGCATCACCGAACGCTACCCGACCAGCTACCATGTTGGCCTTGCGCCGACCCGTACCGTCCGTCAGGTGGGGAGTCATATAAACGTCCATGAACGACCAGCGCTCACAGTACCGCACCATCTCTTCCTTCTCGCTAGGCCAAGCGAAGAACTTGTCCTTAGTGAGATTGCCGTCAGCACCCTTACGGGTAATGCAGGCATGACCTTCTAGGTCTGAATATAGTAAATCAAAAAAATCCTGCAAGGCTTAGCCCTCCGTATCCTTGGAATTGGCACGCATGTGTTCCTCCTGTGTTGTTTCGGTAAGTACAAGCCTACCAAACTCTACCCTGAAAAGCAAATAAGAAAACCCCCAGCCTTTCGACTAGGGGTTTTCTTAGTAGTTATATACTACAGGGTGAACTTGGAAGACTTAGCGCCAGCCTTCTTAGCTCCACCTGCAACTGGTGCGTAGGACTTGACGTTGTTGCCGGTACGAACTTCCTTGCCAGCCTTCTCAGCCTTATCGTACTCTTCCTCGGTGACGTTATCCCAAGTGAAGCGATCCGAGTTCGGGATAGGAGTACCGACCGAGTAGGTCTTAGTGACCTTGACCACAACTTCCTTGCCGATGAGCGAGTCAACGTCAGGAACGGTCAGTGCTCCCGAGCCTTCAATGAAGCCCAGTGCCTTGCCCAGCGACACGAGCGAGAAGTGAGCGCCCTGCCACAGCGGAACCCAAGTCATGAAGTTGCCGTTGTACTTGTCCTTGTCAATGGAAGACAAGGTGAGCTTCCACAAAGGCTTGCCGGGGTTCTTTGCCGAGTTCGATTCGGTGAGTTCTGCCTCAGTGATTTCGACCTTGTACGAACCGCTTGGAGCTGCCTCAAAGCCCTTTACGTCGGAATCGGTGAGGTTGATCTGAATGGTAGCCACGGTGTGTGCCTCTTTCTGTTGTTTACTATTTATTGGGTGCGGGTTGAACCGCTATGAAAAGCTTACCACACGATTACTCGGCTGTCAAGGCCTCATAAATTTTACGGAAATCCGGGTCTGGTAAAAATCCGGGCAGGTAGTCTCCTGCACGATTCTTGGTGGTAGTCTCATCATCCTGCTCAAGCTGAAGCACACGACGCTTTACGCCTTCGCTGTCTTCCTGAGTGAACATGTAGGCGATCATGTCGAACTTACCCGGCATCTTGGTCTTGGACTTCTGACCCTCGAAGTAAGGCATAATCATACGGTTACGGGAGAACTCGTCAGTTGTGCGTTCAGCAGGAGTGGTGCAGATGAGGTGGTAGTCAGAGCGGTGTAGCGACTCGATCACCATAGAAGCCTTCTCATAGGCGTGTGCCCACTTCTCAAAGCCGTTGCTGTCACCGTTGACCCGGATAGACCACTCAAGAATCATCTCCTGCATCTTGGAGATAGAGTCAATGATTACCGTCTTGTAACCAGTCTCATTACCTACCAGAGCCTCAATGAGAGCTGCACATGTCTCCCAGTCATTGACCTTAGCAACCTTTACATCAGGGTACTTGTGCGAGAGGGTGGAGCTACCATCCTCAAGGTCAATCATGAGCACAGGGGACATGGCCTCTACCTCGGAAGCAGAGCCACCGAACATGGTCTTGCCTGTACCCGGAGGTGCGTAGACCAGCCAAGTCATTTTGGTGTCCAGCTTACGTGGCGGGGTGATAGCCACAATGTCATCTAGGTTGAATAGTTCGCTCAACTTAGTCTCCTAATATTTGATTCGTACTGAGTTTGTACAGTTGTAGCAGCCTTCATCTGAGGGAATATCTGCAATCTTACCCTCTTGCACTAGCTCCCAGATGTGCTCTAATCGTTCCAAAGCCTTGAGCGCTACTTGCTCGTTGTAGACTTCTGAGAACGTGGCTACATCTGACCACCTATGTGAGTGCTTAGGAAAGACTAGCAGATTCACCTGCTCTATGTCAACTCCGGTCTGTCGGATTGCATAGGCGTAAAGCATTTGCTGTACACGATAACCTGTGGTAGGGATTTGGTTAGGCTTCTTACGATACGATAACTGCATCTTCTGGTAAGAAGGCTTACCGACCACCTTGTAATCTACCACTTCATTGTCAAGTGTTAGGTCAACGTGTCCTGAAATATCTCCGTAGCCCTCAAGGTGATACACGAACACCTTACGCTCGGAGACACCTAGCCCTAGCTCGTGCTCCAAGTAGTAATGCACAGCCGTCCCGAACCATGCAGCATAGTTGCTCTCAGAGGGTTTGAACTCTCCTGTGAGCTTCTGCTCTAGCCGGTGTGCGAGACAGTTAGGACAACCACCAATCTCACTCGGGCCGATAGAGCGTTGCTTACCGCGCTCATCAGGCTCTTGGAGCTTGGCTAGAATCTTATCGGTTACGGTACTCAAGGATTCCTGCCCCATCTACTAAATTCTCACGCTCAGAGGGCAACGTACCGCCCCAGACACCTAACGTTTCTCCATTGACTACAGCATGACGTAGGCACTCAACCATGACTGGGCATGAAAGGCAATGGAAATCCCTGAATGCTTCAGCACTGGCTGTGCTTAGCTCATCCGGATCTTCATCATCTCCGAATGCTTCAGGCAATGAGCCAGGGTCTTGCGCACACTTAGCATCCTTGAGCCAAGGGAGATGGAACTTAGAGTATTGCTTAGTCACCGATTATCGCCACTTCCCTGTAGCTTGCCCCGCTGTGCACGACTAGCCAGCTTCTCTAGGTTGGCTACAGCCAAAGACTCAAGAGGATAGCCAAGCTCTCGTGCAAGTGCTGCGCAATACCAGAGTGTGTCAGACAATTCATCTGCAATGGCTTTCTTAGCTTCCTCAGTGAAGTAGCCGTTGTTGTCTCGCAAGACTTTTTTTACCTTGTTGGCAACTTCTCCAGCTTCTCCTACGAGTCCAAGAGTGGTGTACTCGATACCCGTATCAATCGGGTAGATTGCCGTCCGCATTGCTTCGTTCTGATAAGCGTTCAGATGCACTTGATAAATCCTTCTGTTCGTAGGTAGTGTTCCTGAGACTCAGTAAACTCTGCTCCGTATATCTCGTATGGTTCTGAGTCAACATACTCTGGGTAGTCAGTTCGGAAGCTGGCATATCCTAGGCTGTGCTGAAAGTATTCCTCATTCAGCTCCTGAATCTCTTCAACTACTTTATCTGAAATTCCTAGGTCTGTCAACTTGTTTCTGTAATCAGCTGGCATTTGCTTTCTCCCCAACATTCGCAGGAGAGTGTAACCTATCTGCGAGGTTGTTAGTAAATAGTTCGTTGCGTTTCATCATAGCCTTGTATCCAGCTACATGCAACTCATAGGAAGGGAAATAGCCGAGATGTAGGCGAACTCCTCTGCTAGTCACCTTTGCCACCCAACAAGAATCCCTCTTGTACCAGTTAACTCCTCTATGGCCTGATTTATTAATCCGGCTTAGTTTTAAGTTTTCTGAATTCTCCCTTTGAGATACTGCTTGAAGATGCTCTGGGTTGACACACCTTGTAGGGCATCCCAGAGAACTAAATTTATGGTCGATAACCTTACCCTCGGGTATTGGAGACACATACAACTCGAAAGACAACCTGTGCGCCTTTACACCACTTTTACTGTCTGGGTTCCACATCTCACCATAGCCCTGTTTGCACAACCGTCCTGTCCAGAGCCAGCAACCCATATCGCTAGAAGTTTTGTCTACTTTCTGTAAAAGAATGTCTTCTGTAGACGCGGGGTTCCTACGAAAGAACTTATCGGAGATTTTTAGAGGGTCACCGTGTCGCCTTAGGCGTAGATAATGCTTAACACAAAGACCTTTAGACTCATGCTTGCCCGCACAACCTTCGATAGTGCATAGCCTAGCGTTCACTTGTCTTCTCCGAGTGCTTCGTCGGCCAGCTTGCGGGTAGCGCAGGGGAATTGTCCGTCCATCTCCCAATCGCACCGCCAGCATCCAACAGGGTCGCCGTCTTCGAAGATCGGCTTGTGCAGTTCTTGGATCGCTAGAAGAGCGTTAGTGCGATCAATTAGTTCGTCATCCATGATTAGTCCTCCAAGACTGATAGGCTGATCTTCCACGGGTTGCTGTAATTTTCCATTGCCTGTTCTACCTGCAAGGGAGTCAAGCGCTCCTTGAGTTTCTTAGCGTCAATGGAGGTGACTTCACATTCCTTCAAAGCCTTCTTGGTGAGGAACGTCTCAGCCTTCTGTGCGTTGAATCGACGGTTGGGTACTATCTTTACCCGAGCGTGCCCCGCAGCTTTTAGGCTGGAATCTAGCTTGCCTACATGCTTAGCTTCGTCGGTGAAGATTCTAAGGGCTTCCTCGTAGGCTTCCTTTGCCTCATCCAGTGCGATCTTGGCTTCAAGTGCTCGTGTTGCAGTTTCGTCTAGCTTGCTCACGGTGTTTCCTCCTTGTTGGTATATCTCTAGCTTACATAGGTTTTGAGGGAATGTCAACTCCTAGGCAAAAGAAAAGCTACCTAATTTCTTAGGTAGCTTTTCAGTCAGAAGCAATCAAACGTAGCCCGTTCGATAACCTCTTTGAGTCTTGCGTCAAGAATCTTGATCTGCCAAGGCTCCAGTACGTGTTCTAGGTCTTCTGGTAGCTTGCTGAGAGGTTCCTGTACGTACTCGGTGAACTCTTTCTGGGTCATTGAGTATTCACTCATGGTCGCTCCTATCGTGGGTGTAAGCATCCGGACAATCGGTGTACGTGCAGATTTCGCTCATTTTCTTCTCCTTGGTTGGTTGTAACTCTAGCCTATACGCTTGCTGGCTCAGTGTCAACCCCTGAATAGGTTTCTTGCATCATCTTCTCAATGCCTTCCAAACGAGGGTGTTGCTTGGAGGATTCGATAGTATCCAACGCACGTATGATGAAGCGGTTCACTGTGCGCTCTTGCCCCTGCCGAGCAAGACGGCCACGGCACTGCTGGTTCTGAATTGAGTTGTCGCTCAGCGAGAGCCACATCTCCACCGCACACTTGCCTGCCAACCAGTCAGTACCTGTGCCGATTGACTGGATAGTTGCAACTAGCACATGGAAGTTGGTGCCAAAGCCTTCTTCTCGCTCTTGGCGCTCTTCAGGAGTCAAACCTCCGACATAGCTCTGAGCGGGGTAGCCCTTCTTGTTCAAGCGTTTAGTGGCAAACTCCGCAAACTTGCGTGAGCCAGTGTAGAGGATCACAGGTACGGGCTTCTCTGCCCACAAGTCTTTGAGTAGTTCCTCCACTGCATCCAGCTTGGCGCTCTTAGCATTCTCTGCGAAGCTCACAACAGCCTTCTGCTCGAACGTTTCTTCATCAATGGTGTAATGTACGGTTGGCTCAGCCAGCGTAGTCTCCATGAGGCGCAGGTACTTTGTGCTAGGCAGATCGGCAATCAAAGGATTCTCCTCAAGGAACGCAATCGAGTCCTCTTGCAGTTCCTTGTAAATCTTACGCTGTTTAGGCGTGAGAGTAACCTCTACAGGGTGCACTACTACCTCTCCTGTGAACTCCCTATTGATCTGCACAACGGAGGGCATGTCTCGCAGAATACGTCCCGGCTCAGTCTCAGCACCGTAAGCGTACTTGGTGTAGGCGTTGAACTCTGGCTTGAGGTATTCTGTGCACCACTTCCAGAAGCTGTTACCCCACTGGCTGTGCCATAGCACACGCCCTACGGCATAGGCACCCTCTGGCTTGTTGGCGAATGGTGTGCCGGACAGCCCGATAGCATACTCAGCGTCAATGGTGCGTAGCATCTGGTAGGTAGAACTCTTACGGTTCTGTGCGGAGTGGATTTCATCGACCACTAGGCAATCAATGTCAAACTCTTTCCAGTGCAGGCGTAGCATCTTCTGGTAAGAGATGAGGTAGTTACCCGGCTTGCCCTGAGCTAAGTCTAGGAACGCAGTCTTCCCTGCCTTCTTGTTGTCCAGCACATGTGCATCACCTAGCCCTTGTTTGCGGAACGTCTTAGCCCAGCCGGTAAAGGTGGAGATAGGTGCTACTACTAGGTTGACCCCTGTCTTTGCCCTACGCATAACCTCTACGGCGATAAGGGTCTTACCACTACCCAAACTAGCCTTGACTAGGGTCTTCTTGTCCTCAAGAATCTGCTGAATAGCTTCCTCTTGGTAATCGTGTGCGATCATCATAGTTGTTTTACTCCTGTTTGTAGTGTGTATAGTATTTAGCCCTGCCAGCCTCCAGAGCATCCACTGCTTCACCCAAGTCTGTAAATGATCCTAGGTAGAGCCTAACACCATCATGCCCCATTCGTACAATCCACTTACGGTTCTGGGTGCTCCAAGTGATACCCCTAACTCCAGACTCTGTACCCTTAGCCTCCGCTGGGCGGTTTTCTTGGTTCTGTTTGTTGGTTACTGGTCGCAGGTGTTCGGGATTGACACAGTTCCTAGGGCACCCGTAAACCCGGTATTTATGGTCTACTTGCATTCCCTCTGGAATCTCACCCTTGAATAGTCTGTAAACCAGTCTGTGAGCCTTACGAGTCTTTCCCTTAGAGTCTCGCACGGTTGCGTAGCCCTTGTTATTGAGCTTCCCTGTCCAGAGCCAGCATGTAGGGGTCAGTACAATGAAGTGAGCCAACCTATCTTCTAGGCTCATGTACCTAAAGTCTTTTCTCTGAGTGTACTGAGCGTCCCCATACTTCTTATACCTCTGGTAGTGCTTACTACAGTAGCCCAAGCCTCCTAACTTTCCATCACAACCCTCTACAAGACAAGACTTTTCCATGTTTCCTCCTAATATAACTGTAGCCCTAACTCTACATGAGTCAGGGCTACAGTGTCAAGCTATTTACTTGTAAGGGTTGTCCCACTCACGCATGGTGGAGGTGTCTTCCTCACCGTTCAGGATGCGCTCTAGGAGGTCTACGCGTTCAGCGTCGTAGTTCTCTGCCACCGACAGCGTACCGCCCAGTACAGAGCCGTCTGCACGTAGTACGTAGGCTACTTCCTCTGGGTCGGATGGGTCATGCATCTTGACAAACGCGCGGGTCTCATTCAGTGCGTAGCGGTGCACACTCGAAATGTCACTGTATTCCCACTCGTGGTCATTTGCGTTGAACCCAGCGCTAGTCAAGCCAGCCTGAAGCACCTCTGGGGAACTGTAGTTCACTGCCTGATAGAACACGCTGGTGCTAGTGGCTCCGCAACGCTTGGCAATCTCAGCCACAGGCACACCTGCATTGTGCTGACGCTTGACTTCCATTGCGAACTCGTGGTCAAGCTGTGCCTTCTCCACCCGCAACTCAGCCTCAGCAATGCGACGGCGCTCAGTGGCTCCTACGGGGATACCCTGCTGTGCAAGCCGTAGCTGAGCCTTGGCAATCTCTGCGTCCAGCTCAGCAGTGATACGTGCTCGCTTGGCCTTGAGTTCTTTCAGGTGCTCAGCAGGCGCGTTGCTCATGGAGCGCTCTACCTTGGCTCGGCGGTATTCCGCGAACCCCTGCTTACGGACGTACAGGCTCAATAAATCTCGTTCGCTCATGTTATTAATTCTTTCCTATCTTGAGTTTGAACTTCGGTAATTCCTCTACAGCATCTTCTAGGTTTTGGTAGTACCCTCCGTGCCAACCCCTTCTCTCATGCCATAGAGATATTTTCCATCGCCCCATTGCTTTATCCCAGCAGATGCCCTTGTAGCCACTAACGCGGTCAGGCTCAGCCCTCTTGGAGTGCCTACGGGTTCTACCTGTGTAGGTAGGTGACTTACTATAGGCTAACTGTCTTTTTTCGATGAGGCAACTCTCGCACACCTGACTGACATAACCGTTGAAGAACTCTTCGGGCATTATATATTTATGCCCGGTCAGTACATGTAGCCTAACACAGTAGTATTCCCAATTATGGGGCTTCTCCACTCCCGGCATTAGCTTAGTCCAAAGGGCTTCCTTTTCGCTAGTTCGTCCTCGCCTTAAATTCTCTTGCGGGGTAACCATCTCCAAGTGCTCGGGATTCAAGCAATTACGAACACGGCACAAGTGGTCTAGCACCATACCGTGCACTAAATTGCCTCGGAGTATGGCATAGCTTATTCGGTGTGCCATACCTTCATTGGGCAACAACTTGCGTACCCTAGCAGAGGCATACCCACTAGAGTTAATAGACCCTGTCCACTCCCAGCAACCCTTCTCAGGGGTTACAGTAATGCGGTTACTCCAGTGGGGAACAACTGCCAGTAACCTATCTAAAGGCATTTCTGACAAAGTTTCCTCCTTTATTTTTAAACTTATTTATTAGTTTACACTACTGTGAAATCGTATTCCTGAAGACCCTCAGAGCTTGCCCAATGTCCAAGTGGGGTTGAGCGCCACTCGAAACCCTCATCATCCGGGTCACACAGCACCCAAGTCTGGCCGTCAGCCTCAACTACTGAGCCAATCGCAGTGGGGAGTGGCTTCTTAGGTCGCTCGATGAGGTAGAAGGTGTAGTAACTGCTCTTTGCTCCGAAGCCTTCGGTTACTTTCTCGTCAGTGGATTCGGTGGTAATGCAGTCGGAGTCGTTCAGGTCAATGTCCTTGACCTTCTGATTGGTGAAGGCAAAGCCTCCGCGAGTGGTGACAAAGAGAATGTCTCCTACTTTGATCTCATTAGCTTTGATTGGATTCATGTGTCCCACGGTATTTCTCCTTGTTTGGTTGGTGTAGTTCTATTCTTGCACAGGTCTAGGTAGGGTGTCAACCCTTGGTATGGGTCGATTTGGGGTGTAGGTCAAAGCTGGGTGGCACCTCGTTTAGGGGTGTGCCTAAGTGGGGTGCCGCTCAACTATGGGTGTGGAGGTCTTAGAAAGGTGCGATAGGTGGGTATGGAATTTCTTCTAGTAGCTCGCCTAAGCTCTGGTGTAGGCTTTCCAGCTGGTGCCTGTCAGTGGGGAAGGCCAATACCGTCTCACCAAGACGCATCCGCACAGTGATGTGCGTTGCAGTTTCCTTGTGTGGGGACTCTGATACCTCAGCCTCCACCTCCATTGCAGCTTGGTGGCCTAGCTCTTCTTCAATGCGTGCTCTAACTTGCTTGTACACTATACTTCCTCTTTCTTGTAGTGAATGGTGATGGTACCCTCGTTCATGTCCATTGAGTCTTCTACCCGCACAATGAAGTAGCCCTCTTCAGAGAACTCTTCCAGCTTACGGGTGGCATATCCAGCCAACCTTAGGTGTGCTAGGCAGTCTTCCTGCATGGCTTCTGCGCTACTCTCAGCTTCATAGGTGAGCCAGTCAGAGTTGACTGTATAAACCTTTTCTAGGTTTTCCGAAATGGTAATACGCGCCTTTCCTAGTGCCTCTGCAAGGTCTTGTGAGAAGTAGTAAGTGTATAGGGTGGGAGAAGTGTGCCCCCACTCCATTAGCATCCTACTTCGGTCTAACCTGACATCTTGTGTACCGCCTAACAACCACTTGCTCTCTACGAGCACAGGGTAGCTTCGGCCATTTATGTTGAGAGTTGCTTTATCCGGTTTCATATTTACTACTCTACCCACCGAAGAAAGTTTTGTCAACAGCTTCTTTGTGCTCAGCGGGTTTTCTTTGTCTGACCCTTCTCCCCGCAGCGGGTTCTTTAGCGGGTTTAGTTCTTAAGGAGCTTCTTTGAAGCCCCTAGTCAGATCGGCGTTTCGTCGATCGAATGGATTAATTCGACCCTGGCCTTAGCCTTACCTAACTGTAATACAGTCACTGCTACATAACCTAATTGACTTAGGTTAGCCTTACCTAACCTGTCCGGGGCGTTGCCTAGGCATATTACCTAAACGCGCGTGCGCGTGTAATAGCATACCCTCCTGGTTCCTGTCAATGAGTCCCCTATGTGTTTTAGATCACATAGAAAATGTTGCTTTAGAGTTGCGCGATAGCTGAATAGGTGGCATAGTAGTAATCACAAGGCAAGGGGAACCGGCCAAATAGATATTTGAGAATTGAATAGATTACCTAATGTTTGATCAGGGAATAGGTGAAAGATATTCCCGCATGAGCCATTAGATAAAGGAGAAAAACAATGAAAGCAAAACACATAAACACTTCAGTTTCAATCAACGGCAAAAATGTTGCCAGTGTCCGAAAATGGTCACTACTGGTGGAGGTTGTGCTTACTGATGGGCAACGCCTAAGTTTTCACCCTAATGAGAATGTTTCGGTCATGCCAGCGCGTGACACTGAAGGTAAATTCCTAGCTAAGGAATACGTCCTAACCGCTGTAATTGACGGTTTAGATGTGGTTTGGTCTGTCACTGGAAGGTCAGCACTACGTAGCTTGAAGCGCACTCTACGCGACTTGACAGACTCCCCCGCTATCGCATACGCTATCTAATAACAACCAACACACAAGGAGAAACACAAAATGACACGCACTAAGCTAGTTGCAACTGTCTACAATGTAGAGTCAGGTAATCTGAGCTACTACGGCAACCCGTCCAAAATTCTGCACACGTCCGAAGGAACTTTCAAGACTCAAACTAATGCCGGTTTCGTCTACGGTATGGGATACAACGATAGCTACAACGGCCAGAAAGTAGAGTTGACTCTAACCCCGGCAGGACGCGTAACTAACATGCGTAAACTCAAGTCAGTGGAAGAAGGTGGTCTGCGTGGCTGATCTAATCGCGCTAGGACTAGTCCTAGTGTGCGTAGCGCTCACTTACCCGCTCACTACTTGGCTAGTGAGTAAATGGTAGATACAATACTAGGGCTGTTGCTACTAGTTTCAGCACTAGTAATTCCCGCAATAATCATTCTCAAGAAATAAGGAGCAAATACGATGACTTATGCAGACGAATACAAAAACATTATTCGAGATTACAGCTACGGTATGCCACGGAATAAAGAGTGTTTCGACTTGGAAGACCTTCAGGCACACCTCGCAGAGTACCCAGAAATTGCTTATGTGTCCTTCCCTCGCACGTGGTATGGCTACGGTACGTCATTTGTCGACCTGGCAAACATTGAGTATCTGAATACGTACTACGCAGGAATGACTTTCGAAATCAATTCCGAATTGTTTGTGCCACGCGAGGCTATTTTCAATGAGTTGGAGGATTCCGAATTGTCCGATTTGATGGAATTGTTTTTCTATATTCAACACGACTTCCCGGTCATTGATGATGAAATTCATACACGTATGGAATATGAAGCGAAAATTGAGTTTCTCAATAATGAAATTCGTTTTGAGCTGGAAATAGAAATTGATGAAATAGAAGACCTATTCCAGAAATTAGAAATTGATTACTCAGAATGGGCAGACATTGATAATGATGGATACACCGTCTACGCGTTGAAAGATGATTTGTCCGAGCTGTTCGCACTACTGAAGGAGGCTATCTAATGAGTTTTGTTCAGTTTCTGCAAGCTGTACTTGATAGCGCAACACTCACCCATAATGGTGAACCTTATCCCGCTAGTGACGTGTACTCTCCAGACATGCTAGACGTAGAGTCTCACGATGCTCTATGGGAGGCGTGGAGAGTCCTCAGAGTTGATCCTACGGCTTATGGTAAGCATGTACGCCCAAACGGTGAGACTTGGAGTGTGGCACTGTGAAGGGTGTCATACCTACCAAAATTGAAATGTATATAGGCTTGCTAGTAATACTCTTGTTCGTAGCGCTTGCATCCTGACCCAAAACACTATACGCTGTAATCACAGCACACCGAATAGATAGGAATTACCCAATGTTTACCAATGACCAGATTACCGAAATTGTCACCTCACAGCTAGATTCACTTATCTGGAGTGAAGGCGAGATTACCAATGAATCCGGTGATTTCACTGGAGAGATGTGGGAAGACTTTTATGATGCTGATGACGCTACGCCTGAGCTAGTCGCACAGCTCACTGAAGAACTGAAGGGCGTAGACTTCACTGAGGACTTCACTCATGCTGTAAATGAGTATCGTAATCATGCAGGCGCTCACCTAGGCAATATATGGGAACGTTTCGGACATGACTTAGCACTGACACGTAACCATCACGGTGCAGGTTTTTGGGATCGCGGATTGCTTAGAGGTGCCGGGGAGTTGCTCATCAATTGGGCTGAAAGCTTAGGCGAGTTGCATATCTTCCACGGCTCTGACTCAATTCACCCTGAATGGGAAGGCATGTTCCACGCTGAATAACTAGATAGCGCTCTAGCCTCACGGTTAGGGCGCTATTTCTATGTCCGGGGATACTCCGGTATGGTCTGGTATCCTTAGAGGGTAAGCTAACCAACAACATAAGGGGAAAACGTGTTCCTACTAGGCGATACAATCATAGACCCGCTCACTGAGTCCGAGCAGCAAGTAATCCGAGTATCTGACAAGCTACTTATGCTCCAAGCGCCTAGCGGTGAGCGCTCACATGTGCCGCTAACGCCTAAGCGTAAAACGACTTATCTGCTAACTGAATCGTTCACAAGCGACCTAATCCGTATGCAGGACGGTGACACGACCACTTACATCCTGCCCGATGATTCTCATATCCATGTGCGTCATACTGGCAAGCAATACCGCTGGCGCATAGGTGGCAAGCACTCAAGTGCACAGGGTGTGTGGAACTACGTTTATGGAGGCAAGTAAGTGCTATTCGTAACGGGTGATAAGGTGCTCCAGTATGGCCGTGAGTGGGTCATTTTGAGCATGGATGATCAGCAGATAGTACTTGAAGAAGTGGGCAGTAAAATGGTTCCACCCCTGTGCAAGGTTACTATTGCTTCCGAGAACGCTATCCGCAAGTGGATGCTCTATGGTGTCACTACTGAGTCTTGGGTCAAGCACACGCCGTTAGAGCTGTTTGGGGAGGCTGACTATCTGCTGCCTAACGATGTGCGGGTAAGTACACGTATCGAGGGCACACGCAATGCGTTCTATATGGAAGGCAAGCGTGTTACTGCACGCAAGGTCTATAACATGTTGTGCAATACCTAGCCTAATGCCCCTGCCTGTATAGGTGGGGGCATTGCTATGCCCAAGCTACAGGATGCGATCTAACGGCCAAACGAGAGCTTGGATGAGCAAGTACCCATAGGACTACTAAAGGTACTCTAGCAATCCTGTAGCGTAGGGGTCAGGTATTTCAGACTTACCCAAGTATCTGTGATCATAGTCGGGATCTTCAGGCCAGCTCAAGCGCGCTAGTACTTGCTCACGCTGCACAATGGATTGCTCGATAAATGGTCTTAGACCGTCTCCGTACTCTGCCAAGTCCTCGTCTGAGTATTCAGGCATAGCTAACAGCTTTTTGTATTTGCGTCTAATACCCTTGTGTGCGAGGGCTCGCCTACCATTGATCGAGTACACGCCGGAGTCATTGATAATGCTATTGCACTGGCCACAAGCTGGCACAGTAGGTACTGACCTTCGCACAGCTTCGCCTGTAACGGTACGTGGCATGATGTGATCTCGTGTGCCCGCACTACGCCCACAATAGACGCATAGGCCACTAGGGTAGGCGATACGCGTAGGAGCAATGACGATAATGTGCTCAATAGTTGTGCATAGAGGTTCGCCGCAGGTGGTATCTAGGACACTCCACGGCTTAGGGTAAACCTCATGCTCGATAAGGCGTATGATCATCTGCTCAGTGTATTCGCTAGGCTTACCTAGCCATTTATAGCAATCCTGCAATGTTTCCCCCTTGACAGATTGAGATAACTAGTCTATCACAGCTAGAACGCTCTGAGAGGCTCTGAGAGGCTTTAGAATAGTCAAGGCTCCACGGACACCTAGAAGGGCTTAGAGTCGCTTAGAAGGGCTATACAGGGCCTGTGAGGGCTATAGGAATGGATATGAGTGTGAGGTTAGGTGAATGGGAAGGGTTGATGAGTGGGCTGTTTTAGCGTTTCCGACTCTTCTGTATCTTACACATCTCACATGACGTATCTCTATACTCTCTATATTCTATAATAATAATAAAATGATAAGAGAAAGAAAAGTAGAGAGAGAAAGGCGAGGGTACTTTGGTTATACTCTGGTATGCATTTACCTGTATCCCCCTGACTAGGCCTTATATAAACAGCAGCAACCAACCTAAACCGCAAAACAACTCAACATGTGCCTATAACCTACATAACCCACACTCTACATTAATTGAACTGTTATTAAATAATGTATTTAAATGAACGCCAACAATAGTAGATCGAGCTGACTAGGGCTTTTACGCATTCCATAAAAAACACAAAAGCAACGCAAAGTGCAATGATCTTACTGTACAAAGTGTAATTAACTCTAAGTTATGAAAATAAAGAGCAACATTGTTACATATTAGCTATGAATAGGCTGTGATTGATGCATATTAGGTATGTATAGCCAATGGATATACGAACTAAGTACCCGTGTTTGGGGTACGTGATATGTGGGGGAGAGTCAAAAGGGGAGGGGCAGGGCACATGATTGAGGGTTTGAGCAACTCGAACGCTTGAATTAGTCCATCAAGTTTATGAATAAGTACTTTCGAAAAGAGTCAATCAGAAATTCCTGACAATTGAATACGGCCCGGTCGGCACACCGAGCTACTTATTTCTACAGGGTTCGCTCCCTAGTGCAAATCAGCTCAGAAACCCTCACACCTTTCACGGCACCTCAAAAAATTCGCTCTAATTTTTCTATCTAGTGAGTTTTCTGGTAGACTGGAGCCACCAACTAAACAGGAGACACTGTGCCTAGAGAATACCGAAGCAAGACTGTCCGAGGAACAACCCTTATTCGAGGGGAAGGGTTGACAACTATCCCCCACGCGTACACAGCTAAGTACAAGCGCCGGAAAGGTAGGTACGTGGAAGACCGTGTGCTAAAAGGGTCTGACACCTTCAAGGAGCATAAAGGCCAGCAAGCGTTCTCCCTATATAATAAGCAAGTGTTGAAGCACAAGAAATAACCTGAAAGACCCTCTGGCGAAAGTCGGAGGGTCTTTTTGTTTGACATAGTGCGATTTCCCCTGTAGGCTGGTAGGTATGGAAAACAACCAAGAAGAGTTCTACAACAAGATGGGCGCGTACTTCTACCTCTGGTCCACTGTGCGCTTGGGCATGGAGGACTCGTTGACCCATGACGACCTAACCGACAACGAGCGGTTCGAGAAGGTGGGAGGCGTAAGGGTAATCCTAGCTATGCTGGATGACCTGAATGTGGTGTTCCCCTACCCTGAGCCAGAGCCACCTGTTTACCAGTACTGGGAGACGGCTTGACAAACACCGCAGAGCCAGATAAGCTGGAAGAACAACCAAACATGGAGGAGCCTACTGTGACTTCACGAACCAAAGCCATTGAAGCTATGGCACAGTACCTAGTAAACACCGATGAGCGTAGCGCACGCAAGACCTGTGCACAACTAGCTACCATTTACGAGCAACAGATGCAACTTAGGCCTGACATTGCTACGCTGAAGCTTGAAGACAAGCAAGTACGTGTAAGCCGTTGGACTAGTGCATGGGAGGTAGAGCAGTGAGTGTGGTAGTATATTTGACATGATGGAACATACAAGAGAAATCCCCGGAATTGACCCCCGCTACCAAGCCTCTGCGGATGGGTGCATAATCAGCTACATGGGCAAGAAGCCTAGGCAACTGGCAGGAGGCATAAGCAAGTCAGGGCTGTACCGCACAGTCAGTATCCTAAAAGGCTCTGGTAGGAGAGTGAATAATGACGTACACAGATTAGTGTGCAAGGCCTTTCACGGACTGCCCCCACAGGAAGGAATGCAGGCCTCTCACTTAGACGGCAACAGCCATAACAACAAACCAGAAAATCTTGCTTGGGAAACCCCCGCCGAAAACTCTGCAAGAAAGCTGGTGCATGGCACACATGATAGAGGAACATTCAATAGTCGGGCACACCTGACACCGGAGAACTTGAAAGAAATACGACTGCTTCGTGAACAAGGCTGGACACAAAAGGCAATTGCAGATAAGCTAGGCGTAGGAAGAACAACAATAACTCGCGCACTAAGTGGGGCAAGGTATGGGGGACAAATTGAAGAAGCCTAAAGCAGTAATTTTCGACATGGACGGGTCCCTGTGCGACGTATCAAGTATTCGGCACCATCTGATCCCGACTGACCCTAAGTACAAGGGCTACAAGGACTTCAACGCTTTCCATGAGGAGTCGGTGAACTGTCCCGCACACGACTGGGTAGTAGAAGACTTCAAGACCGCTCAGGACTTGGGCTTCAAGGTGATTGTCGTGACTGCTCGTAGTGAGCGGTTCAGGCCACAGACTAGCTGGTGGCTCAGTGAGCGATCACTTGTGCCTGACGAGCACTACCACCGGGCAGACAAGGACATGCGCAAGGATGTTGAAGTCAAGCGGGAGATTCTGGAGCGTATCCGCAAGCGTTACAATGTGGTACATGCATACGACGATAACCCAGCCATTATTGAGCTGTGGAAGTCGGAAGGAATCAACACTACTATTGTTCCGGGATGGGAATATGAAAACACGACACGCTAAAGCTATCCGCAAGGGCATTGTAGGAGCTAAGCTGTTCAAGGCTGAGGCTACCCGCAGTGAGAGGCGTACTCAGCGCTGGCACGTGTGCATGAGTGACAACAAACTGACGTGGGAAGCCTTTCTACGCACATACTACGGAATGGAGAAACAGTGAACTACACTTACTACATTGCAGACTCAGCGGGTAATGAGCAGACCTGTGAAGCAGACACGCACTCATTGGCTGACGGTGTGCTACTGCTGTACAAGGAGGGAGAGCACCCTACGATCAATTTCATGACGGAGAATGTGCTTATCCAAGGCTTCAATGGCTGGAGCACGTTCTGGCGAGTTCCTAACAATCAGGAGGACAAGTGAGCACCGAAGTCAAGTATGTAACTTGGTCACCCTCTAGCGGTGGCTGGAATAAGTACCACATTGCGAGAGCAAATGACTTAGGCTCAGGAGTACACTTGACCCCTCTGTGCAGAGGAAATCAAGGAGCCACTAGGAACAAGTGGTGGTTTGATCTTGTTGACAAAGTGCCTCTGTCTGAATCAACGCCACTGGAAAAGTACGAACATCATTGCGAGAAGTGTCAGACTAAATGGTGGAGCTTGCGTGTGCAAGAAGGATACCCTACGGAAGGAATTTTCGGTGAGTGAAACGCCATTGTTCGAAGAGCTAGAAGCCAAGTGGAGTGAAACTGACAACTATCGCACTATTTGCGACCGTTGGTGGACTGTGACCCATATCGCTACAGGTCAACATTGGCTTGAGGATGATGAGGGCAACGAAGTGTTCCCTGAAACTCAGTACGCTGAGGGAGGAATAGTCAAGGGAAGCTCCCCGGAGGTTCAGAGGTTGCTGGAAAACTTCGACAATGATTGTCCAGTAGCTTTAGTACCCAAGCGCAAGTTCAAGCTGTTCGGGCGTAACCAAGGCACTAACGGAACGCTCTAAGTAACGCAAAAAGCCCCTTACCTAAAAAGTAAGGGGCTTTCGCTATGCCAAAGTGTACGTTCCTACACATTCACAAATGTCCACGAACGTACACATTTGTAGACACGCTTACAAGGTTTGACAACTGAGCAGAATGTGTGTAGAGTAGTTACCAGATAGCAAAACACAACCAAGGAGCACACCGTGATTTACGAAGTAACCAACAAGCCAGAGGGTGAAGAAGGCGACACTTGGGGCGATGAGGTCATCATCGACCAAGCGGGTTTCGATATTCGATTTGAGGATGGGCGCACCTACTCAGCCAACTACGGGGAGTACTTGCCAGAAGACGTAGCAATGGCGATTATTGAAGCGGACTTCAATGAGGCAAGCTTGGAAGACCAGCAGATGATTGTTGAAACCTTGTGGCACTTCGTATATAAGTTGGCTCGCCAGTGCTCGTAATACTCAGCCTTATCGTAGCAACCATTATCATTGTTCAAGCAATTCAAGAGGAGAAAAACAAGTGATTGCAGATTGGGATTACCTAGAGGCATTGAACCATGTGCTTGCCGAGGGTGAAGAGCGAATTGACCGCACAGGTATGGGCACACGCTCGATCTTTGGGCTGAACCTAGAGTTCTGGAACTCAGAGGACTTCCCGATCCTCACCACTAAGCGTGTGCACTTCAAGTCGGTAGTCGGGGAGTTGCTGTGGATGCTTTCAGGCTCAGTCAACGTAAAGGAACTCCGTGAGAAGTACGGGGTTACGATCTGGGATGAGTGGGAGCAGGAAGACGGCACCATTGGCCCCGGATACGGCGAGCAGTGGAGACGAAGTGCACAGTCTGTCCACAAGCCAGAGACTAGTGCATTCAAGGTGTACCGAGTTGACCAGATGCAGAACCTGATTGACGGTATCAAGGCTGATCCGTACTCACGTAGACACATTGTGAACGCTTGGAACGTGGGTCAGATTGGTCAAATGGCCTTACCGCCATGCCACACCATGTTCCAGTGCTATGTACACACGGACGGTACCCTTGACCTACAGCTCTATCAGCGTTCGAGTGACATGTTCCTAGGGCTACCGTTCAATATCGCACAGTACGCGCTTCTACAGCGAATTATTGCTCAGCTGTCTGGGCATGAACCCGGAAAGCTGAACATTACTATCGGAGATGCACACATCTACTCGAATCACTTTGAACAGGTGCGTGAACAGTTAGACCGAGAGCCTAAGAGTGCCCCTAGGTTGGAGATAGGCACCATTGACAGCTTAGACACTCTAACCCCTGAGCTTTTCCGGCTCATCGGCTATGACCCCCACCCAACGATCAAAGCACCTGTCGCTGTCTGACATGTGCTAAACTTGTAGCAACGGACAAGCCAGAGTAACCCACCCAAGAAAACAGCTCCATGAGCGTCCGTCGAAAGCCCTCTACTTCGGTAGGGGGCTTTTGCGTTTGCTAGAATTGTTACATGGCTACTTCACACTTTATTGCTGTCTTTGCAGACTCAACTGGAACGCCTATCACAGGTAGAGCCGAACTCTGGGTGAGTGAACCGATTGTTAACGGCATGAACCAATCTGCTCCCCCGTTCCACGAGACGGCTGAGCTGACTCCGGGACAGGGTGTGGCAGTGTTCTTGGATTTGCCTCAGAGAGCTGAGGGAGAGAACTGGTACTACGTGCTCATGGTCTACCCAGCAACGCACGACTGCTCTAAAGAGGGCGCAATGCAGTTCAGGTTCTACATCCCCGAGGGCGCAACCCCGATTGTGAACTTGACTTACCTGATAGCGAACTACTCTGCTTGGTAGGCTGATAGAATGGAGTAGTCACAATACTTCGATTTATTCTAGGCAGGTCAGATTGACAAATATACACTTTAATTTCCGTCGAGGCGGAGGTTCTGAGGCCGAGATTCTCTTCGGCACGGTTGAGATCAAGCCTACGCTGGCGCATAGCCGGAGCACTTCCCTTGTACTACCTTCCCCCACCAAACACGATCTAGTTAACGGCGAAGCGACCGCAGCAAATGTTTCCCCTACGCCCGAACCAGTAGACGGTGAGATTGCGTGGGCTCAGAGGATTAAGGTTACGGATCGCCACGGTAAATCATATGAATGGATGGTGGGAGTTCCAAATTCTACGGAGACAGTAGAATTTGTCTCGTTGCCACGATATTTTGATACTCGCCCTCCAGCATATGGCATTGGGCCGCAGGGCATTCCCGGTGAAGCAGCGACTGTAGCTGTAGGTACTGTTGTGGAAGGTAGCGCCCCCCAAGTTACCAACTCGGGGACTAATACTGACGCGGTACTTGACTTCGTGTTACAGAGAGGCCCACAAGGGCCAAAGGGGGATAACTCTACATACCTAGCGCTCAACACTAAGAACATGTCTGATGCGCCGAACACTTACCCCAACGGGCTAACCTCTGTGCGCTCATCGTCTACTGCTAATGGCTGGCCTTATGTGGTAACAAGCATTACTACCTCATATACGGGCTATGATGGCACAGCCATTCAGATCATCAAGGACGCTTGGGGAGATAGCTCTCGCCCACCACTAATCCGCTGGGCTAATGTGCAGACTGCTAATACGTGGACTGAGTTTGTGCCCCTAGTTCCGGGAGTAGCTACTACCACAGCTAATGGCCTTATGTCAAGCGCTGACAAGAGCAAGTTGAATGCCTCCACAGCACAACCGACTGCAAACACTATAGCCTTGCGAGATGGTAGTGGCAACACCTCCATAGGAGTTGCCTCAGCCCCAGAACATGCTGTACGTCTAGAGTTGCTAGAGTCTACCATAGACAATGCTCTTAGCGATGTGGTACAGGAGATTACCACGGATCAGACTTACTACGTGAGCACAACGGGTAGCGACAGCAATAATGGGTTGACCTCAGGAACAGCCTACCGTACTATCAACAAGGCTGTCCAACAGACTCAGAATAAGACCTATGCTACAGGCATCAAAACGAATATCATCCTCGGGGCTGGCATCTACGGGGAGTCGATTCGCTTTGACGCACTGAACGCAACCAGACGGATCATCCACATCAAGGGGCCAACCAAAGGCCACCCTAATGTACCAACAGCAGTGGTTCAAATGGGGGCAGGTAACACATCTTCAGGTCTGGTTATGCGCGACCCTAGCCTAGAGCTGATCATTGAGGACGTTAAGTTTGCCGGGTTTAATGGCAACTCTTCCGCAGCAGGCATTGCTGCAACAGGTGGTGGAGTGTTACGGACAATTAACGCACACTTTGATAGTTGCTTCTGGGGAATCACTTGTTCCCGAAGTATCCTAGATGTTACGGGCGGTGTGTTCACTAATAACGGGCGCACAGCAGGGTCTTCCTCGGCAGGCGCAGCCATACGTTCCTTGATGCTCAACAACCACTCTATCGGCACACAGTACGGTAGCTTGGCTCAGGGGCCGATCTTCCGAAATAACTACTATGGGGTTCTCGCGCAGGAGTCCTCGGTAGGGCATGTGGACTACTGCACCTTTGAGGATAACGATTATGGCCTGTTGGCTCGTGTAAACTCTCGTGCTAATGCTGGAGGTTCAATATTTAAGAGGAACACAATTGCCATTCAGTCGACGGGTAACTCTTACATCCTGTTCAGCGAGGATGCTTTTGGCGTAGGAGCAGACGCTAATAGCACAAATACCGAAGCGCGTTCAGGCGGTGTGCTCACACTAGGAACCTATGCAGCGTACATTCAAGGCATAGATAACTCCCTATATGCCCCAGTGCGTAAGGTAGTAGGAAATTACACTCCGCTCACGCACAACACAGGTGTTACCTACTTGTACGAGTGGAACTTGACCGCGGGTTGGTGGAATGACACGCCTAAGAGTATTCGCCCTCCTAAAAAGATTACCTTAAAGGCTTCAGGTATTATTGGAGGTACGTCAGGTAACAAGGCTCTCACCACACGGTTAGGGGCTACCACCGACAGTGCGGTGACTACGCACACAGTAACGTCAGGTCAAAATGGGCACTTTACCTTGCAGGTAGACGTGACTATGAGGGATGCCAATAGTCAGCATATGTTGAGCACCCTTACCCTATCTGGTAGCAGTCCTCAAGTAAACTCTCAACAAACCACAGTAAATATGTCTACTGAAAAGCAACTACGACTTGCAGCAGGTGCATCTGGCAGTGGGGACAGTATAACTTTCCACTCTGTAGAGATTTACATCGAAGGGTAACTAAATAAGAAATAGCCTCTCCGGTAAGGAGGGGCTATTTCTGTCCATCTGATAGAGTAAGTGGCATGAAAGAATATTCAGGAAACTCCCTAACTACATCCGTCGTGAAGCTGTTGCTCAAAGGTAATAGCTTCAACCAAATTGCTGAGAACCTTGAAGTAAAGGTTGACAAGGTTATTGAAGTGTGGCAGGAGTATTGTCGTGACCGATACTCCATCCCCTTTGAAGAACAGTACATTTTGCAGAGTGAGCGCGTTGAGGCACTGCTAGTCACGGCACACGAAGTGCTACAGATGCAGTTGGACTCAGATGCTGTACTGGCTGTGCTCAAGGTGTTGCAAGAGATTGAGAACTTGCAGGCAACGGCTGCGAGTCGTAGAGTAGCCATTGAGCAGGATCAGGTACAGCTCACTAAGGTGCAGGTGAGTATTCTACTAGGTGTAGTGTCCTCTATTCAGGCCTACATGCGAGAGTCGCTGATGAGTATCACAACCTTTGAAGATTTTCAAGAGCTACAGCGAAACTTCAACCCCAAGTTCAATGAGATTAGCAAGCTAGCTTTGGAAGAGGTCAAAAATGACCAGTAGCCCTTTGGAAGAACTGTTGGATGCTGTGTTCGGTTCCAATGAGTTGCCGACTGAGAATCAGTTGCTGACCCTAGCACACTTCAACAAGGATGAGTACCCCTCAGACTTGCTTGTGCAGGTGATTAGGCTCATGTGGCTGGATCAGAATGACCCTGAAGCATTTGATGAGGCGATTATGAATGAGCTATAATTTTCTCAACCTAGCGATCAATCAAGTCGATCAAGCGATCAAGAACGAATGCTATAAAACTGACATTAAATCTTGGGCTAAGGACAAGCTGGGCATTACCTTATGGAATAAGCAGGTTGAGATTGCTGAGGCTCTAGTCAAGTATCAGAGAGTAGCTGTCAAGTCTTGTCACGGTTCGGGGAAATCATATCTAGCCTCTGTGATTGTCGCGTGGTGGGTTGACACTCGCTACGGCACAGGTGCAGTTGTCGTGTCCACCGCTCCATCGGCTGAGCAGGTATCCAAGGTGCTGTGGCGCTATGTGCGCCAGCATCATGAGAAAAACAATATGCGAGGCTATGTGACCTTGCAGAACGAGTGGAAAGATGACGGAGGCGCTGAGCTTGCTTGGGGTCGCAAGCCTGCCGATACGTCAGTCTCCACTTTTCAGGGTATCCACGCCTCCGGCGGTGTGTTGGCGGTGCTGGACGAAGCCAATGGTGTAGCCGATAATTTGTGGACAAACGTTTATGCGATCACTACTGGTCGAAACGATTCTGTGATGGCAATCGCTAACCCCGATGTGCCTACAGGCGAGTTCGCACGCATCTTCCTGAAAGATGACCCAGACTGGCACAAGATCACCATTAGCGCGTTCGACACGCCCAACTTCACTGGTGAGCCGTTCCCTGATGACGCTAAGGCTGGCCTCATCTCCCCTCGCTGGGTGGAAGCCCGTAGGCGTGCGTGGGGTGAAGATGACCCTCGCTACAAGGCTAAGGTACTAGGTGAGTTCTCTACTGACTCCACTACCAAGCTGTTCTCGCTGGGTGTAATCAACACTGGCAAGGCGACGGAGATTTACCCCTCTGAGGATGCACAGGTTGTGCTGGGTTGCGATATTTCCCGCTTCGGTTCGGATGACACGGTAGTGTACTCGAATCACGGCGGTGTGGTGAGACTGGAAGAACACTGGAACAAGACTGACACCGTTACCACAGCTGAGAAGATTCACAACATTGCGTTACGCACAGGGGCGAAAGAAGTCCGAGTTGACGGCGTTGGCTTGGGTGGCCCAGTAGTTGACATGCTTCACCGTATGTGCGAGGGTCAGTACATCCCGATTGGGCTGGTGGGTAACGCAGCATCCCCAGACCTTGACAAATGGCTCAACGCTCGTGCTTACTGGCATGACACCATTCGAGAGCAAATGCGTCTGGGCAAGATTGACCTTGACTTTGACGATGAGATACTGCATGACGAATTGCTTGACCTAGAGTACAAGTTCTCTGCAAGCCGTAACTCGTTGCAGATTGAATCCAAGGATGACATTCGCAAGCGTCTTGGGAAATCTCCCGACTACGCCGACGCATTTATCTACGCAGCGGTTGACATTGGTTTTGACCCAGAAGACCCTGTGAACCAGATGGAGATTGGCGAGGAATACGAGTACGAGTTGCAACAGCTGTTCGCTGACTTCAACTCGGGGGTTAGCCCTTTCTAAAAGGTAAGGCCACCTACTAAATGTAGGTGGCCTTCTCTATTCTTTGGCTAAGCGTTCCGCTCGTGCCCGTAACCATTTAGAAGCGCCTAACTCACGTAGCTCCCAATAAAGACGTGCGTCTTCTTCGCTAGTCAGGTTCCTAGGTGTTCTGCCGACTTCCTCAAGCCTCTCCATCTCGATAACTGCTTCAAGCAGGGCTTCTGCTTTAGCTTCGGCGCGGACTGCCTCTAGCCAGCGGTCAAATTCTTCTACTAGGTATTCACGCTTGTGCATGTCGTATGGCCGGTCTGTCAGTCCACCATAGTTAGACCATTCCCGCCAGACAGCCGAGACTTCCTCGGTACCCGGAGTATAATCGTTAATCACTTGTTTTCCCCTACTGTGTAGTCCATGCGAGCCAGATTTTCGGAGGGAACCTCATGGATTAGTACCCCGTCATCCCATACCCACTCGAAGCTGGCCTCTGAGTCCTCTCGCAAACGAACATACTTCACTCCATCGGCCACGACTACCGAACCGATAACGGTAGGGAGGGGAGGCTTGGGCCGTTCTGCTAGGTAGAAAGTGAACCCTGTTTCCCCGTATGCGAAACCTTCCGTGATTCCGTTATCGGTAGCCTTGGTTCTGATAAACCCCTCCTCTAGATTATTAGAGATGACCTTTTGGTTGGCCCACATCATACCATCCGCGTGTGCGTGGATGATATCTCCTTCGCGAATATCTTGGGGTTGAGTGGTTAGCAGTCGTGCCACGGTGTGCTCCTTGGTTGATTTGTTGGGGTACCTCAACTCTACTAGCTCCTACCCTAAGTGTCAACCCCTAACCCTAAAATGAATATTTCTAACCGGCTGATAAACTAGTGTTTAGAGGCCGGTTAGTTTTTTATGAGGAGAGCAATGGAAGAATCACAGATTGAAGATGTTGTCAATGAGTTGGTCGAAAGTCGCATGGCTGATATTCAGCTGGCTATCGACGATATTGGTTGGAAGCCTCTTGGACAAGAATTTGATGGGGATGAGCTTGACAAGGGCACACTAGAGGAAACCTCTGACCTCTTGCGTGCAATGGTCACGATCAACCCTCTGGTCAAGCGTGGCGTGGCTGTGCGTACCTCTTACATCTGGGGCAAGGGGATTCAGTTTGAGGGCGTGGAGGAGACGCATGACGTGTTCACCAACCCCTTGAACAAGCGGTTCCTGTTCAGCTCGGAAGCGCTGGCTGAGAATGAGCGTGCGCTGGCTACGGACGGCAACTTCTTCGTCTTGGCAAAGGGGCAAATCCGTGGTAGGCGTTCAGCCACCTCTACGGCTCCACGAGCGATCCGAATCCCGTTCAAGCAGATCACCGCACATGTGTGCAACCCTGAGAACCCTGAAGAGATTTGGTTCTACCGCCGAGAGTGGACTGAGACTACTAACACAGGTGAAGCAAACGGGGATGTGAAGCGCAAGGTAGCTTGGTATCCCTCAGACCTGTACGAGGAGCCTAGGGGTAAGCGCCGACCACAAACGATCCAGAAAGTCAAGATCGACTGGTCAGGTGTGCTCATCGACCACTGCGTGAACAAGCAAGTGGGCTGGCGCTGGGGTATCCCTGACGCAATGAGCGTGATCTTCTGGGCTAAGTCGCACAAGGAGTTCCTAGAGGATCAGGCGCGACTTGTCAAGGCATACAGCCGATTCGCGTTCAAGGCGACTGCACCTACGCCTAAGTCTGTCAAGGCTGTGGCAACTAAGGTAGGAGCCTCTACAGCGACCTCGCCCCACGGTGTGCGAGAAGATATTGGTGGCACCGCTGTCATGGCTCCGGGGGCTAACCTACAGGCTGTGGGACGTACTTCAGGATCAGTAGACTTCTCTACTGGTTTGCCTTTGGCTTCGTATGTGGCAGCAGGGCTTGAAATTCCGCTCACAGACTTGCTTTCTGACTCAAGCCTGTCCAACCGTTCGGCAGCCGAGACTCTGACGGCTTCCAAGCTGGCAGCAATGGTGGAACGACAGAAGAGCTGGGCTAGTTTCTTCGAGCGTCTGTTTGCATATTGGGGCAAGGAAGTCAAGGCACACTTCGAGCCAATTGAGACTGACCCAGAGTACCGTCGCGTTCAGGCATTGGTTCAGGCTGTACAACTCAATGTGCTTCACGCTGAGGAAGTCCGTGGAATGCTGGTTACGATTCTGGGGCTTGAGACTGAGAAGGACTTGCCTACTGAAGAAGAGCTGGGCTTGCTGATCCTTGCTCAGATCAAGGCAGAGGAAGAAGCTGAGAAACAGGCAGCAGAGACCCCTGACTACGCGAACGCCAGCTACGGAGACAACTCGAACCGTAGCGATCTAGGCGGTGGGGCGCACGAGTATGACCCGTCAGACGGAAGCGGTAATAAGTAAATAGCAATAACTCCTCCCAGCTTGGGAGGAGTTATTCTTTTCGTTGTGATAAACTTGGTATGAAAGTAAGGAAAGGCAATTCATGGCTAATTTGATTGAGACCAGCAAGGTCGCGCCAATGGAACCTTCGGCTACCGGCAAGGCTTGGAAGCTGAAAATCATTGAGGGCGATGTGCAAGGTTCCTCAGCCTATTACCCCAAGTCGGTACTGGAAGCACAGTCT